GGAGCATCCTGAATGAGATCCTGGATCTGATTGCTGGGATGCTGCCGAAGAATATCCGGGAGGAGTGATAACCTATGCCCAAACCCTGGGAGAATAATTCCGGTCTGCCGGATCCAACTGCCTATGCAGCGACCAGACCTATCTCCGACGAGGAGCAGCGTATTAGTGAGCTGATGAAGGTGCTGAGGTACATTATCCGGGCGGCCGGATTTGATTTGACCAACAGAATCGAGCTGCGGGACCGCCGCAGCGGGAGGACATATCGGTGACAGTTATGAGCAGGCCTAGATACGATTGGTGGGGGTATGTGAAGGGAATGATCCGCCGGTACCCGCAGTTGAAGGAGGAGTACGCAGATCTGCACAGTCAGTCTGTGACACCCAACTACAGCGGGATGCCCGGCGGCGGAGGCTCCGGGAGAACGGTGGAGGTCATTGCCCTTCGGGAGCTGCCGTCTACCAAGCAGCGTGAATACGAGGCTGTCCGGAGAGCCATTGCCGCCACTGAACGGATGAAGGCCAGCAGGGACAGACTGAAGATCATTGACCTGGTGTTCTGGAAACAGAGCCATACACTGGATGGCGCTGCGCTGACGATTCCGTGCCACTACAACACGGCGCAGCGGTACCACGCAGACTTCATAATCCTTGTAGCGTCTTTCTACGGGCTGCTGGATGGTGAATGATTGTGTTAAAAAGCCAAAAACCTGTGCTAAAATTGTAGCGTGAGAATTTGCAGAGAGGCCCGGGAGAGATCCTGAGCCTCTTTTGCATTCAACAGGACCTCCCGCACCTCTCAATGATGTGTCCCAGGGGGGCATACATGGAACGGTAGCTCAGTCGGCAGAGCAGCGGATTGATAATCCGAAGATCACGGGTTCGAGTCCTGTTCGTTCTACCAAGATTTTGTGAGAGAGGTGGTGAGCGTGCCACGATTAACCGACAAGCAGAAACGATTTGTGGAAGAGTATCTGGTGGATCTGAATGCCACGCAAGCCGCCATTCGTGCCGGCTATAGCGCGAAGAACGCCGACAAGATTGGCCATGAATTACTAGGGAAAACTAGAGTTTCTGAGGCAATACAGGAAGCTATGGACAGCCGATCCGCCAGGACAGAGATAACGCAGGACATGATTCTCCGGGAGCTGGCCCGGGTGGCCTTCTCCAACGGCACTGACTTTGCCCGGGTGGTATCCCGCGAGACTCCTACAACGATCGTTGACGAGGAGGGAAATCCCCAACAGGTGATGGGCACTGTACAGTCCGTTCGAATCCTGGATACTGATACCGTGGATCCTGAGAAGCGTGCGGCAATCGCGAGTATCAAGGAGGGCAAATACGGCATCGAGGTCAGCAGCTATGACAAGGTCAAGGCCCTGGAGTTGCTGGGGAAGCACCTGGGTATGTTTGACGCGAAAGCGACCCAGAACAAGGGGAGAGAAAACAACCTTCTGGACCGGCTGCTGGGTGGCACGGAGGAGGAAATGAACGCCGATGACTTACCAGAAGTTTAGTAAGCGCCAACTGCTTGCAGCGACGTGGTGGAACCGCCCTCAATTCCAAAATCGAGATGCCATCATCTGCGATGGCGCGGTCAGATCCGGCAAGACGATTTGCATGGTGGACGGCTTCTTCCTGTGGGCGATGTGCAGCTTCGATGGCCAGAATTTTGCTCTGTGCGGCAAAACGGTGGAGTCACTCCGGCGAAACATCGTCTTGAACCTACAAGACTGGCTGGGAGGTGTCCTTTGTATTACAGAAAAGCGGAACGAAAACAAGCTGATTGTTACCTGCGACGGCAAGACGAACACGTTCTTTCTGTTTGGAGGCCGGGATGAAAGTTCCTATATGCTGATCCAAGGCATTACGTTGGCCGGTGTACTGATGGATGAGGTTGCGCTGATGCCCCGCAGCTTTGTGGAACAGGCCTGCGCCCGGTGCTCGGTTATGGGGAGTAAACTGTGGTTCAACTGCAACCCTGCTGGCCCTGAACATTGGTTCTACAAAGAATGGATTTTGAAAGGCAGGGAGCGGAATATCTTGCACCTCCATTTCACCATGGAGGACAATCTAAGCCTGGCGGAGGAAATCAAGGCTAGATATCGGTCAATGTTTTCCGGGGTTTTCTACCGTCGTTATATCCTGGGTGAGTGGTGCATGGCCGAGGGCCTGGTCTACGAGTTTGACAAGGATATCCATGTGGTGGACGAGTTGCCAACAAGCGGTGACTGGTATATTTCCTGTGACTATGGCACCTTGAACCCGTTCTCGGCTGGGCTGTGGTGCGTCAACGAGGGCAGGGCTGTCCGTGTGGCTGAGTATTACTACTCCGGCCGTGAGAGAGGCCGCCAAATGACCGATGAAGAGTATTATACGAAGCTGGAAGAACTGGCCTGCGGCAGGAATATCCACAGCGTTGTGGTTGACCCGTCTGCTGCCAGTTTTATTGCTACCATCCGCCGACACGGGCGGTTCGCTGTTCGCAAAGCCAGGAACGAGGTTTTGCCAGGCATCCGGCTGACCGCTGCCATGCTCCACGCCGGCGTGATCAAGATCGGTTCGGGCTGTAAGGACGCGATCCGGGAGTTTGGTCTGTACTGCTGGGAAGAGAAAGGTGAGGTAGACAAGCCTATCAAAGAAAATGACCACGCCATGGACGATATCCGTTATTTCTGCGCCACGGTTATGCGGCGTGATCGGGAAGCAAGAAGGATTCTCGGAGGGATCTGCGATGAAGAAGATTAAACAATGGCTGATTGAGCGGTTTCTTCCGGTGTATCTGCGGGAGGAGCTGCTTCGGGATATCGCCAGACTGGAACAGGAAAAAGCAGAGCTGCATAATGAGATCGAGCGGCTGAATTGGTATATTACCGGCCTTGAAGCCGGTATTCGGGCGCAGCGGCGCATTGTGATTAACTGTGGGGAGGTAAAGAAGTGATCTTATCCAGGACTACAAGCGATTATAGCCTTGCGTTCAAGGCAAATGATATTACTTCCCAGCAGATGCGCAGCGCCATTGCGGATTGGTACAATCTGTATTACCTGCAGGAGCCTACGAAGAGAGAGGATCCTTGCCAGCAGATCCCGCACACCATTGTCCGAAAGCTGACCAAGACGACTTTCTCTGAGTACACTGCGTCGAGCAAGGATCCGTTTGCCCAGGCCGTCTTGGACGCACTGGACAAAAAGCGGTCTGAAGCCATGCAGGCGGCGCTGATCGGCGGTGAGAGCAAGCTGAAGCCGGTGCCTACAAAGGATGGTTTTCGGTTTACAGTTGTCAAGCGGCCCAATATCCTTGTGTTCGGCAAGGATGTGGATGGCAACATGACTGACATCGGCACTGTGGAAACCTCGGTATCCGGCCAATATTACTACACGCTGCTGGAACGGCGCACTGTGGATCCGAACGGCTATCTGACCATTCGAAACACGTTGTATCGGTCCATGACGGAAGGGAACCTGGGGCAGCAGTGCAGTCTGAAGGAACTACCCCAGTATGCGGCACTCCCGGATGTGTACACCTACCCTCAGGTTGTCGGCTCGGTAGGCCTGGCAACTTTGAGAACACCGGTGGCCAACTGCGTGGATGGAAGTGCGGATAGCGTATCTGTGTATGCTGCTGCGGCAGGTCTGATCCACAACATCAACCGGAATGAAGCCCAGCTCAATGGTGAGTTTGAGCGAGGAGAGAGCCGGGTTTTCGTCAGCGCGGATCTTCTGAAGCGGGACAAAAACGGCCGTAAAACCTTCGAAGACAATATCTTCGTGGGGTTGGATGATGATGCCGAAAGCGTAGGCGTGACCATCTTCTCGCCGGAACTGCGGGAGAAATCTTTCCTCGACCGGAAGCAGGAGTATCTGCGCAATGTGGAAAGCGTTATCGGCCTGAAGCGGGGGTTGCTGTCCGAGGTAGAAGCCGCTGACCGTACCGCAAAGGAGATCACTTCTTCGGAGGGCGATTACAACCTGACCATCATCGAGTTCCAGCAGGCGTGGGAAACCGCAGTGAGAGAAGCTGTGCGGCTGTGCGGCGTTTTAGGACAGATGTACGGTGTTCCCGGTGCCCGGGAGATTACTGAGGACGAGGCGGTTTTCGACTGGGGCAACGGCGTTTTGTACGACGAGGAAGCTACCTGGGCAGATATGAAGGATCAGGTGACCCGAGGACTGCTGAAGCCTGAGATTGCAGTTGGCTGGCGGTATGGTATGCCCTATGAAACGCCCGCTGATCTCCAGAAGATCCGGGAAAAATATATGCCGGAGGTCGTGGACGACGGAAGCGGTGAAGTTTGATGCTTACAGCTGATCAGATTGAGGCATTAGGACTTAAGATTCAGCAGGTTCTGGACCCTGTTGTGGAGTTTCTGATTGACGATATCGCCAAGCGCATTTCGCAGGCTGGACAGATGACCGGCACTGCAGCGTATCAAACGTGGAGACTTCAGCAGTTGGGCGTGTCTCAGCGGCAGCTTAAAAAGGAATTGCGCAAGCGCCTGAAGGTTTCGCACCGAGAGTTGAGACGGTTGCTTACGCAGGCTGCGGAGACAGGCTATGATTTCGACATTTCCAAGTTACCCTACGTTCAGGCGGTTTCCTTCAAAAAGAATGAAGCGGTCCAGGACATTGTTTATGCGGCGATTCAGATGGCCCAGGATGACCTGACCAACATGGTCAACACCCTGGGCTTTGTTGGACCTGATGGAACGGCGAGAACGCTGACCGAAGCCTACCAGCAGGCCTGTGATTTTGCCTTTCAAAAGGTCAGCTCCGGCGCCCAGGACTACAATTCCGCTATCCGGGATGCTACCCGGGGGCTGGCGCAGAAAGGAATCCGAACCATTGACTATGCTTCCGGTGTCCACAGGTCCATGGAGGCTGCCGTGCGAGGCAATGTGATGGGTGCCCTGGGTATTATGCAGGAGAGGATCAGCCAGCAGAACCATGACGATATGGGTTGTGACGGCTGGGAAATCTCCGCTCATGCTGCCAGTGCTCCCGACCATGAGCCAATCCAGGGCAGACAGTATTCCGATGCAGAGTTTACTGCACTGAACAACAGCTTGGTTCGCCGGATCGGTACACTGAACTGCGGTCATGCTGCGTATCCCATTATCCTGGGCATCAACAGTCCGCAATATTCCCCTGAGGAACTGGAGAAGTTCCGGCAGGAGAATGAAAAGGGAATTGAGTTCGAGGGTAAGCACTACACGGTCTATGAGGCTACCCAGCGCCAGCGCAGACTAGAACGGGCTATCCGGGACCGCAAGCACAGGATCCTGATTGACGAAACGGTTGGAGACAAAGAGCAGCTGGCCATTGATCAGACCCGCTACGTTCGCCTGACTGATGAATACGCCCGGTTTACCAAGGCCGCAAAGCTCCGATCCCAGCGGGAACGGATGAATATTCCAGACTTTGGAGCGAAGCAGGCAACAGGAGCCGTGGCTGAGGCAAAGAAAGCGGAAAATAAACACATCGAGTGGCTAAAATCCATCGGCGCGGAAAAAACAGAGTTCAAAAGTCTTGCTTTTTATGAGAAAGCAAAGTATAATGGCTCTCCTGACTACAAGTTGCTGCGACAGTATGCAGCAGATGTGGAATCCGGCTGGGTATCGGCCCTTTCTGGCTTTGAGAATTATCGCACTCTCTACAATCGGATTCAGACAGAGGCTGTAGGTAAGGTTGCGGCAGATGGAACATTGATCACTGGTCAGGTCCCACACTTCATGCAGCGTGTCATCGGAACGATGGTGGACCCCGAGAAACTGAAAAGAGAGCTGAAAGTTATCAGACGCTCGGGTGTGTCAGTGGATTCAATTGTCGAGACTGTTTTCCGTCCTTTGGAGATTGGAAGTATTCAGGTTAGAAAATCCGGGAAGCGAAGTGTGAAATTGATAGGCGAGGATTGCGCCGTGACTATCAACCCCGATACTGGCATGCTGATTCAAACAAATCCTTTGTGAGGTGATAAAAATGTTCAATATGAGCGAAGGTTCAAGGAAGTTTCTCAAGAAAAACTGCCCGGAACTGCTGAAGGAAACGGAGCTGCGCAGATTTCTTCTGAAGCTGGATGATTTTATCACCGCCGAGGGTTTGGACGACGATGATAACATGACCGATTTTGGCTATGAGGCACAGGCGGTCTACGATGAGATTTATATGTGCAATAAGTAAACCACCAACCGATCTGGCTGGTGGTTTTTGTATGCCCATTTGAGAGGAAATTATGGAACCTGTAAAATTTAAGGGAATGAATGTGACCTATACGGCGCCAGGATGTGGTGACCTTCCCGCACGAGGAGAACTGGAGGGCGAAACCTTTTCAGTGACCAGCTGCTGGAAGCCATCCGAGGAGGATCTGGCAATCCTGAATGCCGGTGGTTGTGTCTGTCTGAATGTCTACCATGGACAGCCGCCTGTAGCCATGTGGGCACAGGAAATTGATATCATTGACTGAGTGGTTGTTTCGATTTTGGAAACAGCCACTTTTTCATACCAATTTTGCCCCGGCCGGGCGTAATTCAGGCCAACCGCGGAGGATGCAACCCTCGTATAAAAAGCGTAGCGGCGAAAGGAAACACATGAAGCGAGAATTTTTGCAGAACTTCAAGGTCGGTGATCAGCCCCTGACCAAAGAGATCATCGATGCCATCATGGAGGAAAATGGCCGGGACATCGAAGCGGCGAAGGCGCCTTTTGCTGACTATGATTCCCTGAAAGACCAGCTGCAGACCGCCAAAGATGGCCTGAAGGCCTTCGAGGGTGTGGATGTAGCACAGCTGCAGGGCAAGATCACTGAACTGCAGGGCCAGCTGACCACCAAGGATACCGAGTGGCAGGAAAAGATCGATGGACTGAAGTTCGAAAGCAAGGTCAAGGATGCCATCACCGGTATGAAGGGCAAGAACCACAAGGCGATTTCCGCTTTGCTGGAGTTGGATACCCTGAAAGCCAGCAAGAACCAGGATGCGGATCTGAAGACCGCCCTGGAAGCGCTGAAGAAGGATAATGGCTATCTCTTTGACGACGGCGGTACTCCGCCTCCCTATTCCCCCGGTGCCGGTACCGGCGGTGTAGGCAACCAGAACACCGGCTTCAATTTCGGTTTCACCGGCATCCGCGCCCATGAGACCGGCAAGTAACGAAAGGAGTATAAATTATGCCCGTACTGAACTATGCACAGCAGTATTCTCAGGCACTGGCCCAGGCATATCCCTATGTCCTGCACTTCGCTGCACTGAGAAGCACCGAGAATGACGGCCGCTATAAGTGGCTGAACGCGAACACCATCCAGATCCCCATCCTGTCCACCACCGGCCGTACCGACGGTGACCGGGATACCATCGAGGTTGCAAAGCGCAACTATGACAATGCCTGGGAGCCCAAGACCCTGACCAACCATCGGCAGTGGTCCACTCTGGTCCATCCCATGGACATCGATGAGACCAACCAGGTTGGTGCTATCCAGAATATCACCAAGGTGTTCAACGAGGAGCAGAAGTTCCCCGAAATGGATGCTTACCTGGTCTCCAAGCTGTATGCTGACTGGGTTGCCGCCGGCGGCAATGCAGACACCACTGCTCTGACTGTGGAGAATGTTCTGCTGACCTTCGATGCCTACATGGAGGTAATGGACGAGGCCAGAGTGCCCAAGGCAGGCAGAATCCTGTATGTCCGTCCCGCCATCAACACCCTGCTGAAGAACGCCAAGGAACTGGCCCGCAACATCCAGAACGGCGATGAGAACATCCGCCGGGCTGTGGCTTCTCTGGATGAAGTCA